AAAATGAGTTTTAACTCGGTCTATTACTTTCATATATAACTATTATACAGTTGCTACAGTTAATGCACCAGTTCCTTGAAAAGTAATTGATCTTGTAATTACTCCGTCAAGTGGTGTAGATATACTCATACCAGTAACAATTCCTGTTCCTGTATATGAAGCATCTCCACTAGCATTACCCTCAGGTAGAAGTGTAAAAGTTAAACTAGAACCAACAGTACATTCTTCTTGCGAAGTATCTGTTTCATCAAAGTTACACTCGATTGTGCCACTAAATGATGTTCTTCCAGCTAAAAATGTTTTTGCTGAATCGCTTAAAGCTGTATCTTCTACAACGTCTGCTGATGTTTCTAATGTAAATGAAGTAACTTCTCCAGTTATATTAGCCCCAGTTTTTACGACTCCCTCTTTTCCGTGATGAGTTGCCATATTTGTTCTCCTTATTTTCTATATTTGTTTCTTCGTTTGTTTCTATTTTGTTCTCTTGGATTTCTTGCTTATATCCAAGTTTTAAATAGTGAGCAAGATTATTTTCGTTAATTAAAACTTCATATCCGTCTTTGTATAACTTAATATCTTTAGCCATTATGGTTTATAACAGATTTATTCTTCGTCATCAATGACTTCATCTTCGTCATCAAATTCTTCATCTAAATCTTCGTCCTCTAAATCCTCGTAATTTTCAGGTTCGTCATCTAATTGGTTTTCTTGTAATTCTGCTATTAAGTCTTTAATTTCTTCACATAGCATAGATGCTTTGTCGTGGTGTTTTTCAATTTGTTCTATTTTCTTTTCTATTTTATCTAAGTGTTTGCTCATTGTTTATCTCCTTATGGTGTTCCTGATTGATATTCGTACATACATCTAATAGTCATTCTGATACCACCAACAGGAAACAAACTACCCTCATCAGTTTCACAAGATACGACCATTGTATCTAACGCATTACCATTTCTAGTAATATCTGTTTCTACGGCAGTTTCAATAGCCGTGATTAAAGCATTTCTTGCTGTATCTATATTAGACTCAGCACCTTTAACAAAACCTAAGATTAAAAAATCAATAGTTCCGTGTCTTGTTCTTGCACCACTACCCAATTCAGAATCTTCTCTAGTTTCTTCTGATGTTTGAACTATTACTGCTGGATATTGTTGTTCGGATAATTCATCTAAAATAAAAGGTTGTCTTGTAGCTTTCTTAATTGCTGGACTAGATATTGCAGATATAGTCGTTANTAAATTTGATGCTATATTTTCTCTTATGCTCATATCTTCATTGACCTCATTTGTTTTTCAATAAATTTATTGAATGTTCTTTGTATAATATTTTCTGTACGTTTATTAAAGCCAAAAAATGCTCTAGTTGGTTCATTTAAAACTTGATTAAATAATGCTCTTTGTCTCATTTCTGCATTAGTAAAACCTAAAGTAACTTTGTATTTACCTGTCTTTTTAACAGAATTAGGATTTAAACTACCTAACATTCGACCAGTATAAAATAAATCTACTGCTGTTTTTTTACCCTCTCTTTGTAATTGTCTTAAATAACCTGATGAGTAAGGTGCAAATCTTCTATCATTATAATCGATTCCTTTTTGAGTTTTAGTTCTAATAATATCTAATAATTGAAAACCAGCTTGTTTAACACCTTGATCTATTGCTCTTGATAATCTGCTTTGAAATGTTTTTAAATTTTTACTAATCTGTTTTGAATTAGTTTTGATTTCAGCAGATATAGCCATTATCTTTGAAGTCTGTTATATCCGTGTAAGTTTTCTCTCTCAGCAGTAGTGATTGTGCCATCTCCTGAACTGTCGTATTCTACACCATCTTCTAATATCTTTTGGAACTCAACATTGTATTGAGACATATAGTATTCTGCCATTCTTTCGAATCTATCTTTTTCAGTTTCGGGTCTGAACTTTGCTAAAGCTGGAAGTAAAAATCTTCCTAAGAATAAATAAACACCAGCACGTTTAAACTGATCTAAATTTACTTTTGTTGCGTCTAATTCTACTGTGTTTAAAACTGTAATGTCAGTATAGACATTTGTTTTATAAGTCTGCCACCATCTTATTCTTAAATCTCTTAAAATATCATTTGTAGTCTGAGCAAGAAAAAATGTTGTTTGTGAATCTCCTGACGCAATACCAAAACCAAACGCATCAGGTTGATAGCTTGTTACATCATTTGCTACGATTACACCTGTTCCAGTAAAATTACTCATCTTTATCTTTTTTGTTATTAGTTAAATCGTCAAATGCGTCTTTCCAAAACTGCATTACTTTTTTATTAAATTTAATAACTTCTTTTTTCCAGTATTTATAACTGTGTAAATCATCTAAACTTTTAAACCAATTATCGAACATTTTGTTTCTCCTTTTATTTTAGAGGGGGTAGTCTCCCACCCCCTCAGATACATTACTAAAATTATAGTGCTGAATCTACTGTTACTTGACAGCCGTAATCGTCTTTGATTACACCTGATCCGTAAGTCATAGTTCCAACGATCTCAGTTGCTCTTAGAGAAGCATCTCTTTGAGTTTCTAATTTTAGATCAGCTTTCATAGCTAAACCTAAAGATGCTGGGTGGAATACACCACCAACAGAATCATCATATTGGTCTACAGATATATTTGCGTTCTCGAATAAGTCGATACCAAATACAGTTCCACAGTAACCAGTTCTAAGAATTTCATCGCCTTTCATTCCTAGAGCATTAGCACCTGTTGAGTAACCAGCATTTGTTAAAGTCTTTTTCAAGTTGAACATAGCTTTTGGATTGAACACACCATAGTATGGTCTTGGTACATTCAATGCTCTTAATGTAGCTTCTGCTTTTAATAACAGATCAGCAGTAAGTTCAGTTCCAGCCGCACCTAAATCGTTGCCTGATGCAAAAGATGCGAATAACGCAACTAGATCAGAATCAACTTTTTTAGCTAAAGCTTCACCGAATACTTTACCTATGTCAGATGCAACATCTCTAGATGCTGAATCTCTACCTAAGTCAGTAAGAGTTGTCATAACACCAACTTCTGATGCAGTGATTGTGCTTTCAGTTGGGTTAACTGCTGTGTTTGATAAGTCAGTTGCTTCATTAACTGCTGATGCACTAACTACTGGATAAATAGGTACAGCTATTTGCTTACCTTGTCCGTTTATGTTGTAAGTTGTAACAAGCGGTCTCATTACAGAAGTTTCTTGAAACGTAAAAATCGCTTCTTGAATAATCTCTGTATATAGTTCCGACAATGTTGAACTTGTTGTTTCGTTTGCCATTGTATTTTCCTATTTGTTAATTGTTAATTGTTAATTTAGGATTCAATCTAAAACCAGCTTTAGCTTTACGCATTTCTGCATAAATTTTTCTATCTGCTGGATTGTTTAAATCCAAGTCGCCTATTGATACTGGTTTTTGGCTATTACCACCGATAGCACTCTGGCTTCCTGAACCTGACAAAGACCCTTGACGGAAATGTGGGTTACTATCTAAAAACTCTTTAACTCTCTCCTCGATTGATAAAGGTTGTCCTTTTGAATTATATCTTACATTACCATTATTATCAAGCACCTCAGTTCTACCATCATCAGATAATTGTACTTCTGATTTTAGTAAAGCTACGACTTGATCAGGAGAGATTGCTTTATAACTTGAAGCAACAGTTAATATAGATTTATCAACTCTTTCCTTTTTAATTTCTGCTTTGTATTTATTTAATTCAGTTTCTTTTTCAGCAATTCTTTGTTGCATAATCTTTTCAAGTTCTTGTTTAGACTTAGCTTCTTCTAATTGCTTTTGTTTTAAAAGTTCTGATTTTTGATTTTCTTCTTCTTGTATTTTCTTTTCGTATTTTCTTCTTTCAGCCATAATACGAGACTCAATAATATTATTAAGTTGCTCTTGGGTAAAAGTTTTTTCTTCCTGTTTAACTTCTTGATTTGAAGTTTCAGGTGCTTGTGTTTCTTGTGCTTGTGCTTGTGTTTTTTGTTCTTCGGACATTGTATTACTCCTTTTATGTTTATATTATTAGTTCTCCGTTATCGTCATACCAATCAGGATTGACGTAACTCCATTGATGACGACAGTTATAACCACCTCTAACAATCAAAGGGTCTCCAGCTTTTTTGCCTGTCCAATTATTGTTTGACCATAGTTCTCTGACTTCATCAATCGTAAAAAGTCCATTTTCACGTTTATTATATACACCATTAATAACATTTCTGCAAAAGTCTCGTGTTGTGGGTATTACGTCTCCATAGTATTTAAGGTAAGTAAGCCCAGCATCATTAGCTTTATTGAAGTTAAGGGTAGCATCAAAATCTCTAAGAGAATCGTTAAGTATTTGACCAGCATATCGTTTCATATTCTCTCCAGCACGATCTCTAGCAAACTTAGTCTGTAATGTTTGCACAGCTTTATCTACCTTAGCTATGACAGTAGCACTTTGAGATGCTTCGTTTGCCTTAACGTAATTAACTAATCTTTGTATTTCAGGGTCATTAGAACTAGCATAGATTCCATTGATTGTTTGTCTTAGTTCTTTTTCTAATTGGGTAAAGTCATTTCCAACTAACGTATTTTGATAAACTTTTCTGATAATCTTCTTGTAAATGTATTTGATACATCTTTAAACTGAGTAAACCATTGTTGTTTAGATTCTGTATTAATTGTAAATCGCCTTTAGTAAGTTCTTGAAATTCTACTGGAATATTACCTATTCTTTTAAATGCTTTTTCAATTCTTTTAGCTTGTTCGTTAAAACCATCTCTTACGATTTGATCTGCTAAAGGTAAATATTCTGTGTCTAAAATCTGTTTTATTTTGGGTCTAATTGCGATAGCAGATTGTAGTTCAATTAACTTTCCATCTTGAATAGGTAAGTCTCTACTAGCAAGTGCTGTAACTTGTGTTTCTATTCTATCTAATACTGTTATGAGAGATTTGTAATATTTAGCTTCGGCAAGTTCTATTTGCTTGATACGATACTTTGCAGTTTTTTGAATTACATCTGACATTCATTAAATTACTTCTGCTTCAACTACTTCTTCTGCCTGTTCAACTTCATCTTGCGTAAATGAACCGACCTCAGGTTTTGTGTTAATCTCATCTATGATTTGATTTAATGTATCGTTATCATCTACTACTGCTTTTGCAATTTCTTTATCAACTTCTTTATTGAAAGTAGCTGATTCAATGTTCATAGCTTTTGCCATTTGGTAGAAAGTTAAATCAGAAGCATAATCTCTAATGTTAAATGAATCAGGGTAATTAATCTCTCCATCAAATACTGTGTTTTGATATTGAGCATATAATCTAAATAATTGTTCTTCGGCTATTTCTATGTTGTCAGCTTTCTCAGATAGTCTAGCATTTAATAATTCAAATTCAGTTTGTAATGCTATTCCTGATGAGACTTGTGCTTTAGTAGTTCTTACTGCGTCTGTATGTGCAATTCTATTAATCGCTTCTACCTTAGTTCTAATTGTATTCATAATAGACTCTAAGTTTTGACCTGATGGTTGTAGTAAGTATGGTTTTAAGTTTGGCTCTAACTCCTCAGGCATTTCAATAATAGCACCAGCACCAGCAGAAGCATTTACACTTGGAGTTTTAACAAGTGATGGGTGGTTTGTTAATCTAACTAATTGTTCGATTTCTGAGTAATCATTGTAAATAGATTTTTGTAAGTTTGCTATGTCTGATAAGTCAGATTGACCAATTCCTCTCTTGTGCGATTTGGAATTGAATAAAATAACTGCTGGTATTTTGCCAATCTGATTAGTGGCAGTATCTATCACACGAGGGTTATCTCCGTGCTTCTCGATATATACTGTGTCGATTTTTTCAGGAGTCCATATTCTAAAATACGAACCACCCTCTTTATCAACTTCTTCTCTAATTTTAAGATAATCAAGTTCGTATTTTCCATTTAATAATCTTGTGTAGTTCCAATCAAATACGTTCTCAGGTGTTACGATAGATACATAGGGTCTTATGTCTTGGCTTAATTCATCTGCTCTAGTTCTAGTTTGAACTGGCGGTTTATCTAATATTAATAAAACGTGTCCATAAATAGAAGCATAGTTTTGTGCTTGTTTAATTACTGTTATTAAAATTGTTTCCATCTAAGTCAGCATCTTTTAAAAAGTTTTCTAAAGTAGGTTCTCCCTCTAGTTCTCCAAACTGTCTTGTTGGTTTTACTCTAAATAAAAATGATGAATAAATTTGTATGATGTTTCGACAATGGTTATCGCAAGGTGTGTTGTAAAGTCTTTGATGATATTCGTTATCTAATTCTAAATTGTATCTGTTTAAGTATTGACCTACTGTGTAATCGTAACCACCATTATAACTTCTGATGTAGAACTCCCAATTAGCAATAGACTCGTTGTAATCTTTATGAGTATCTAAGATTTGGTTTCGTGTGTATGCCATAATTTGTTTTCTCTTTAACTGACCATCTTTGCGGATTCGTATCAGGTGCTTTTACAGTTAATGGTTTTATGTAATCAACCAAATAACCTAGAGCATCGTTCATATGATCGAAGCCGTCCTCTTTATCAGGAATATTTGTATTTTCCTTATAAATTTGTCTTTGTAAACCTTTTATCAATATTTTACAAGATTTGCTAATAAAAATATGTCTTGTTCCATTTGAATCTTTTAATCTTGAATTAACTGCATTGACCCTATCTCTAATTGCTGGGTGTTTATGTTTAACTTTAACATTAAAACCAGCATTTTGTAATATGCTTAAATCAGTTCGTCCACCAGCAGAAGTTTTACGTTGTCTAGAAGCTGGGTCAGGATAGCAAATGATTTGTATTTTACTTCCATATCTATCTCGTATTTCTTGCACTAATTCATCTGTGTTAGAACCATAAATAACTATCTCATCTACAAAATAAAGTTTGTCATTTTCCATTTGTGCTACACAAGCTGACATTGGGTCTACGTTAAAGTCTATTCCTATGTGTAATGGTTTTGTCCAATCTAACTTACGATCTACAACAGAATCTACTGGGTGGAAGTTATAATAAACAGCACCAGCATAGTTTTCAAACGTACCCTCAAACTCTTGTCTAAATGTTCTAATATCTATGTCTTGTTTAGCTTGTTCTATTTCTTCTGCTGATACCATACCGCCTTGAATAGTAGTGTATTGGAAACTTGCCCATTCCTTATCTTGCTTTCCTTTAAGATACATTTCATAACTCCAGTTTCCATAACCTTTTGGAGTTCCACACATTAAAACATCTCCCTGAGTGTCAGCAACAGATGCTCGTAATACTTCGAACCAAGTTCTTTTATCTATATCTGCAAACTCGTCCATTATTAAAAAGTTTAATCCACTACCTCGTAATGAGTCATAGTTCTCAGCACCTTTTAATGAGATAATGCTATTTGTTTTTCTTATTCGTATTGTAAGAGTTGTCTCGTTTATATCTTCTATCCAATTAAATTGATTAAGCATTTCTTTTAGCTTAGACCAACAGATTTCTTTTGCCATTTTAAATGTTGGTGCAACGTACCAAATGACTTGATTAGGTTGAGATGCGTATTTCATCATCTCAGTTATTGTTAGATATGTTTTACCAAATCTTCGACCTGATATTAGAACTCTAAATCTTTTATTGCACGAACTAACTTGATACTGAGGTTTGGTTAGTTTTATTTTCATATATTCGATATTTTTTATCGTACCAAAGAACTTTCCATTTTACTGATTTCTTGAACTTATTTCTTTTAGCATAATTCTTCTCCCTCTTTTCTAGTAGCCCATACTTCGTTTGTGTAGAAGTGCCATCTTTGTTCTTTTTCGTTCCAAATTACTAGACAGTACATTATGAAGATGTGAGTTCCTGAC